CCTACTATGAATTTGAGTGGATCGTCGTAAGGTTCTTCATTCGATAAGGTATTTTGATATATCCTTGAGGTAATTGGACGATCCACTCCAGCGGTCATATGTCGCATTAGGAATCGATCCCCGATTTCGAGTGATCCTGGAATTCCCGCAACCTCTGCTAGATCCACAAACGCGTTAACCATCCGAATGAGGATTCGTTCGTCAGAATGTAAAAACATCGTATCATCGGATTGTATAAGGAATAGAGGTTCAATCACTTTACCTTCTGAACCTGAAATGAGATACCGGAAAAGGGTTTCTTCATCTAACACCTTAGATTCTAAGAGAGCTTCCGAGATTATAATTAAATTGCAAAATGTCCCTACTTCCGAAGTTATTTTCAATCCTGAAAGCAAGGCCAGTTCATCCACACGAAAGATCCATCCTTCGCCTGTTTTGCTGGGAACCCAGTCAGGCCATATGAGAGCCAAATCCGCGTGGGTCTGTTTCAGAAGCGCATAGTAATACGTCGGATGGTCAGTGAATCCTGCCCAACCCGCAAAAAGGCGAGAAATAAGGTTATTAGGAATGTTTCGATCATAATTACTATAGTCAGACTCCATAAGTATTGACTTATTTTTCCTTATCATTGCGAGGATCCGCTTCTTAGAATCACCATCGAAATAACATCCCGGAATCAATTTCCTGATCGCCTTCCATTCTGATTGGATAGGAGATAGATAAAGATTAAGAAGATAAGATGCCATAAACGCTACTCGGTTAGTTGTATTACCCCGCTCATCATGATCAAGCATAAGGCCATATTTAGTAGGTTTCCATATATGTGCCCATTTATATCCGGGCTGGAGTCGTCGAATACATGCAACTGCAAATGGATATCGCGCCAGAACAGGGTTATTTACCCTATGTTGAATTTCTTCTATAACAGAGTGAAAATCATAGCCTTTGGTTCCCATGTTAGCAAACATTTTTAATACTTTCATTTTCGAAATGGGATTACCGTCAGTATCTACTTCTCCTGTGTAGAAAGGATATCCAACATTAGTATCAAGCGGGTCGCCTTGCTCATTTAGAATGTCATTTAGCACCGTCTTAAAGCGAGGAGTATTACGGATGTGCTTAAAAGCCTTTAAAATCACGTTAAGCGCAGGATTGAAGCGATCTACGTGTTTCGTGTTCTTCCCTTTGTAAGATACAACGTACCAACCTGGTGTCACAGTTCTAACCAACGACGCCTTCTTTAGTATATCAATATTACTCCCAATCATCGTAACGTCCGAACGGTACTTGTGATATAACTCTCGTATATGAGCATTATCTTCGGTTGGATGCAACAGACTATCAGCCACAGCCTTCGTGTCAGGAAGTCGGACGTTTCTATCTTTATCGTAGGAGACGGGCAGCCCCAAATTCTCCCATTTTTGAGTTAGGTACGATATCAATTTTAAAATCGACTTATGGAACTCTCCGATGCTTCCTCGATCGCGGAAGACCATAGGGTCCGTATCTCCGGGATCATATCTTCTCTCTTTATTATCCCTGTCAAGAAAGTTAAAGGTCCCTTTAATAGGTTCTATTTGGGAAGTCTTATACACCAAACGAATATATTCAGGGATAGTGCAGAATTTAGGCAGTTTAAGAACCCTTCCATCTGCGAGAGTCTCCTCTGGTTCACGAAGTCGCTTACCGAATGGTGAAGCAGAAAAGGAGGTAGAACTAGAAATCTCAAGGCTCATAATTATACTAATTTAAACGATTGGATTAGAAGTTGAAGTGACAGCTAAAAGATATAAAGAGAAAGGGAAGAGAAGTCGATTACCCTCTCCCCTCAGTCACGCGGACCTCGCTCATTAAGCATTCTTGGGTCCATCAATTATGTCCACATCGTCATTCGATTCATCTTTCTGATCCTTTTTCTTTTTTGTGCGAGTTGATATATCAGTCTCAGGTGATTTAGTCGCCTTGATATCTAAATCAATCGTTTCTTGAGTCTGATCTTGGGTTTTAGACGGATTATGTTCGTCAGCTTTCTCTAGTGCCTTCTGCATCTCTTCCATCATCTTATTGAGCTCGGTCTCTTTATCATCAGGTGAAACGATGGCAGTATCAGATGATATACTCATGTATTTACTA